TCTAATACTGGTGTTAAACCGAAATTAGCAGTTGTAGAATACTCCGTAATCCAAGTATCTATTTTTGAAAATGCTCTTGCGTAGCTCATTTTATTCTCTCATTAATATCCGCCGCCGGCAGTTCCAGCACCTTGAAGATTTGCTGTAGATTGATCAGCGGTTCGGCCTATAATATCAAAGTTAGGATATTTTAATTCCCATACTGCATCAACGGGGAATTTTAAAATGCCGCTGCTAATGTTGGCATTAATATTAAGTTCTGTACCTGAATAAGTTCTAGTTCCAACAGTAGTAGTTTTATTAATTATTTTTAGTTCTGGAACTGATCTAACTTTTTGCAATGATTGCAGCCGAGCTTGAATATCGGGTATAACAACACTATCATTAAAATTAGTGCGAGCAGTATCAAACACTCTTTGTAACACTAAAATACACTCCATAAGAGCTTCTTGTGCGTTAGCATCTGACTGAGGAACAATTGTAAAATTAATACCAATATTAATTATACGTCCATTAGTTAATTTTATTGTATCAGAAAAGGATTTAAAATTTTTAATATAGGTTTCTATATTATTTTTTATCACATCTGAGGATAGTGTTAACTGTTTTTGATTATTTCTCGTTACTAAAAACAACTCAACACCCATACTATTGTTCGGATCTTTTCTTACAAGGCTTCTAAACACACTTCCAAACTGCGAAGGCATAGACATTATTCTAGCTTGATAATCTTGTAAAGTTACGCATCGTAATTGTGACCCCATATTATATACAGCATTTTCTCTAATAGATGATATTGTTTCTGCTTGCTCACCACCAGAAGCTTGATCACCATTAGAGCAAGCTAGAGTATTAGTAATATTTGTTACTACAGTAGCTGACACCGACTGCAAATTAGGCGTTGCAAATACTAAATCTTTATTTATTATTCTTGTTAAAGTGCCCGCGCCTACATTAGTGGCCACCCCTCCACCTGATCTATAATTTATAGTTATATCAGTGTTTTGAGGAGCTACACCAAGTGATTTAGTTTTTAAAAAATTAGTGGAATCAATCGCTGCCGGCGCGAAGCCTGAAGGAGATCCACGTAATGTTGGAGGTAAAACAAAATCATTAGGGTTAGGTATAATGTCTGCGTCTGCCTCCATCAATACTCCCGGCCCAAATCTTATAGAAGTTAATCCAGTAGGATCGCGTTCCACTACATATCTTTTTGGAACTCTTTTTAATTTCATAACATATCCAGCATCACCTGAGCCACTACCTGTATTAACGTCACCTATAAAAATAGTATCTCTAGCTAAACTATCAACTTCATAATACTCACTTCCATCAGATGCAGAGACAGACATTACTTCATTAATATTAGAGTCGGGCAAAGTAATTTTTAAAAACTTTACTGGGTCATTAGCCCTATATTTAAAAATCTTTGAAATTCCTGCAACCGCAGAAACGCCTGACACACTTACTGTAGTAGTGGCACCTGCAGTTTGTATTATTCTATTCGCTGGACTTGAAAAATTTACATCACTTAAAGTTTCAAACGATACTATAGGATCATAATTAGTTAAAACAGTTGCGCCTTTTTTTAAAGTAAACAAAGTTTCTGCAGATGTCGTATTACTAAAATCAGCAGATACTGCAAGATTTACTACGGCTGGTGTGGAATTTTTAGGTTTATATCCAAAATTCTGAGCCAATGAAACTATATTTTTTAATTCTACAGCACGATTTATATATGCCTCATTAACTTGCCGATCAACATTGAAACTTAAAACATCCCCTACATAGGCGATTAACTCTAATAGAGCCATGCCTCCAGATGCATCATTAAAGTCGCGCCAATCACTAGGAAAGTGTCTTTTAACATAATCTATAAGGTCAGCTTTAATAGAATCAAAATCTTTGGATAAATAATTAATATCTCTATTTGAAGTTATAGGCATTTTAGCTCTCAGGGTTGTTCAAAGTTATATCAACATTATCGGCTAATGCATTTTGATCAGCTATAACATAAGACATATTCACTCTTATTTTATTATTACCCAATGCGGGCTCTTCTTCTTGTGTTATCATTCTTATATTACGTATCCTTATATAAGGTAAATATGTTTGTACAGCTGTTTCTATTTCTAATCTTATATTTTCAAATGTTTCTTCTCTTGTAATAGGCTCAAATAGCTGCCCTTGTAGTACGGGTATATGAGTGCCAAGCTCGCCATGCATAACTCTTTCGCCTTTAGTAGTTAAAAGAAGAGTTTTTATATTTTCTCTCACAGCACTAATAGTGTCAGTATTTCCTTGAAAAAACCCTCGCCTATAGGACTTAAGTGGGAACTTTAAATTGATAGAGTTTACATTTGCAGCATATTTTGATTTATTAGCAAGAATTTGTTGCCTATCTTGCTCACTAGAAACATAACCATCTGGATAAAAAGGGTCTATAGTTGTTTCTGCACCACTAAAATTTTCTCTTGGCATAATATAATCTCAATTAGTTAACAAATTGATTTTTGCTTAAAAACTGATTAACTTTTAATGTTAACTCGTTTAATCTTTCGCGTTGAGTAGTGAACTTATCAATTATTTTTTCTAAATCAGTATTAATCGTTGCTGTTTTCATACCTAACTCAGTTTTTTCCCTATTCACCAGTGGCGCGCCTGGTATCTGATCAATAGGGGCGGCTGGATTTTTATCAGTTTGCACAGGTGCTGTAAATCTTGGATTTTCCGATCCCCCAATAATAGCTTCAAAATTAATTTCTTGTTTCCGCACTTTCGTTATCATACGGCCCTTGCTCACTATTTTTGGTGGTTGTGGAATAGAAGCTTTACCACCTGGAGCTGTAACAGTTTGGTACTGAGGTACCATTTGCGTATTCCTATATCCACCCCTTTTATATCCTACTTGGACTCTCATAACTTTATTAGGTAAATTAACAACTAAATTTGGCTGTGGTTTTATTATGGGTGGGGTTCTAAATCTATCCTTAATATCTATTGTTTTCTCTAAATTTAATTCTATTTTTGGAAGAGCATGAGTATGGTCTAAAAAAGCATCTAATAAAATTTGAGTAGAAGAAGCAAATTCAGACACAGTATTCATCACTTCTTTCATTAAGTTAAGAGATTGTTGTTGTTGAGTAACTAGTTTTTCGCCAAGTACTTGCCTATATAAGGCGCCCCCAACATTACGAGAAGAAATATTATAAATCTCTTCAGCGATGTTAACAATCATTCCTTTATCGTCACCCTCTAAATCACCCGTTTGTTTATTTCCATAAAAACTTTGATAAGTATAATCTCCTAATCTTTTTATAGAAGAGTCAACAAGATGAATACTTTTAGTTTTAGTAATACCTATAGAGGGATCTACACTTCTTATTAATTTTCTTGCAGGTTGTGCTACGCCTGTACTATCTTCTCCAGCATCAGTCAAATAAATATCAAAATCACCAGCTGTATCTGGGGCCCGTTCGTAATCAAAACTATTAACTTGATCTCTAGATAATAATTGGCCATCCATTCTAATACCTTGTTCCAATACACCTTTTTTATTATTTCTATTAAAAGAATGTCTTAGGTAAGTTTTAGTTCGACCTTGTTGAACTACATCTCCATAAGTCATAGGAATAGAAAAATTACTATCTGTACCTTCCGGCATTTTATGTAAAAATTTTTCTCTTAACTCTCTAACATCAAAAGAAAAGCCATATCTGTAACGATTATTAGTTTCAGCATCATTTGTTGCAACATAGTCGCGTGCATAGCTTATATTTAATGGACTAGAATCATTAACTCTACCAATATAATATCCTTGAGAAGAAGCTTCGGAATTTTCTTTTAAAATCAAAACTTCTTCGCCGATTTCTGGGATGCATATGGTATGCATTGGAAAAAGAGGAGGATAGTAAATTTTATTTGATTCATTAGATGGGTTTATAACATCATCATCCATTCCAATTATTTTTGCACACACACTAAAAGGCGGCGTCATACTAGCAAAAGTAGTAGATTTTATTGCCTCAAAATCAACATCTATAACAACTCCTTTAAAAATTAAAGTAGGAGCTATTTGAGTCACACCTTCAGATATATTAAAGCTAGATTGGATGTAATCCGCAGCTCTGTTACTATGCCTAAAAGTGCTTGTAGGTCCGCGGTTCATTTATCTACCTCAACATCTTTAATTTGCGCGCCATTATCTTCCAAAATTTTCTCCAGATACACCAACTCTTTTCTCGTTTCTGCTATCTTTTGAGTTACTTTTTCAAGAGCCTGCAGCATATTGTCATAAACTATTAAAAGCTCACAATAGCGCTCTGCATTTTCTTGTAACTCTTTTTCATCCATATCAACCTATGAAATCTTCTCTAACAGAGAAATAATTCATCTTTATCTTTTTTAAAGATTTCGTTATCTTTCGACTTGGTAAGTCCGTAGCTTCTCTAATATATACATAAAGTTGCTTCTTATTATAAATATTGAATCTCTCATAGTTTTTGAGTATATCATTGACTATTTCTAAAACAGCGAAATCATCTCTTGTATAGTTATCTTTGGCATCCCAATCGTCAAAGTCGCCAATGATTTCATTTATAAACTCTTCATTATGTCGCACAACTTCATCTTCCTCGTATGCATGTATACTAATATTCTGCACAATAATATCTTGATTGTCATCATCAATAAATCG